TCCTTTTCCTAATTTAGCTAAACTAAATCCACTTTTTGCAGCTGTTGTTCCCGCAGTAGTAGCGACTTTTGATGCGGTTGCTTTACCAGTTGCTGCTAATGCTGCATCCCTAGCTTCTTTACCCGCGAATCCTGCTAATATTTGTTTTTGTGAGAATTTTTTAACACCTGTTTTTGCAACATCTCCTACCACTTTAGGGCCTCCTTTTTTAAATACATTGCCTAACATCTTTAAAGGTCCTTTTCCAAATAAACCAGCTCCCGCTAATAGTGCCAGTGATGCTGCTATTCCAATTAAAATTAGTGCAGATTTATCAAGTAAATCTGTTATTTTTTTATCATGTTCAGCCTGTTTATTAGCCTGTGCTTCTGTTACTTTTGCTGCAAAAAAATCATTTGCAGCTGCACCGTTTATTTTTGCAATATTAATACCGGTTTCTGATAAAACTTTAGTTAAAGTATTTCCTAAATCAGTAATTGAACCTGCCATTTTTGATTGTTCAGTTTCTAATTTACCACCTTTACAACCTTTACCAACTTTCATTATTGTTTCCATGTCCATTCCTGTTGCTTCTTGCAAAGCCTGTCTTTGGAACATGTTCATTTTATTTAAATCAACTCCTTTTAGTTGTTGTTGTAACGCCTGTGCCGCTCCTGCCGCATCTCCACTTGCAAATTTCTGTCTAACTTGAGAAAGGTCAATTTGTCTACCCATTAATGCCGATAACTGCATTTCAGATTTTATACTATCTTTATAGTTTAAAACCATTTTTTGTCCGGCTTGTAAAACTTTTTGTGCCGCAACTCCCATTACTCTAAGAATTGCAACTTGTTTAATCATACTTTTTTCGTTACCATAGTTATTTTGTAAGAAAAGTTCTGACGATTCTGCTAAATCTTCAAATAGAGCATTTACAGGCACTCCTGCAGTTTTTGCAACACTTTCCGCCATTCCTAATGTATCTGCTGCAGCTTTACCACTTAAATCCCCAATCATTCTAAATGTATTTGCTATACCACCTAACTGATCAGAAGAAACACCTGTTCTAGCTGCCATCATTGCAACATTTGCACCAACTTCTTGTGCGTTTTTACCGGCTAATCCTAAGTTATTTGAAACATACTTTGTTGAATTGGCAAACTCTGTACCGCTTACTCCAAGTTTTGCCATATTGGCTCTCATTTGTCCTCCAAGAGCAATAGTTTGCCCTAATGCAAATGATTGTTCGGTTAATTCTCTATTTAAACCATTTATAGATTTTGTAAGTTCTAATGTTAATTCTTTTTGTGTTTCGGTTTGACCAGAATATAATCCAGCTATACCATACACATCCATAAAATATTCTGCTAGTTCTGCAAAAGCAGCTACTAATGCAAACATACTTCCAATTACACCTACCGTTCCAATCATTGATAATGCGTTAACTATTCCCGTAACACCAGGTAATCCAGAAGCAGCACTAGATGCTAAATCTCCCATACCCTTTTTCATATCCTTCAATGCTTGTCTTCCTTCCGCAAAAGATTTATTCAAATTATGAGCCATATCAGTTGTCAATTTCATCTGATTGTATAAATCTCTCATTTCTGAATTTGATAAATCTAATGTATCTAAAAATGCTTCCATTTCATCTCCTGCATACTTAATACGAGATGTTAATGCGTCTGCATCTATTTTTCCGGTTTTAAATTCACGCATTGCCTTTGTAACAGTACTGGAATAAGATTCCATTTGCTTTACACCTTCTTTTGCGGCTTTTGCTCCTTCTTTTGTTTGATACGCTTGCTGTTCTATCTTAGATGCAATAGATGCGGCTTGATACCCCATCTGAGCAAATCCATCAGCGGTTTTTGAAGATATTTTTTGAACTTTGGAAATGTTATGTGCTATTTTTTTACCTAAGCTTAAAACTTCTTCAGTACCATCTACTTGCTCCTGTATTACATCTCTCGCCTCTTTTCTTAATTTTAATTCTTGATTATATAATTTTAATTTTTGAACTAAATTTTTTCTAAGGTCTTCGTCTATTCTCTGTCCTTTGGCCTTTTCAACGTTCAATTGTTTTAATGTGGCAAGTGTTTCCTTCTGAACATCTGACAATGATTCATCGGTTGCATTTCCTGTATTTGCAAATCCGCCTGCTTCGTTTCTTAAAGTTGTATACTTTGATTTAGCCATTTAAAAGATATTAGTTTATATCGTCAATATCTATACCCTTCTTCTTCAAGTCTTTTAAATAAGGTTCAGCTCTTTTATTTGTATCCTTTTCCATTGCTTGTAAAGCATCATCAAAATCACTCCAAATATTTTTAAGGCCTGGATATTTTTTAAATGTTCTTTCTATCCAACCATCTTCTCTTTTTTTAGATTTTTCTCTGTAAAAATATAGCAACATATCTGCTGCATCTTTAAATTCTTTTAATGTTATTTTGGACATAGTTATAGTTTTCTATTTCATATAAATATAAAATAAGTAATTAATTATCGTCTTTTCCCTGCTTTGTTATTTGTCTTAACGTTTTTAAGAGATTCTGATTCTGATTTTTTAGTTTCTAACAACTTATTTAAATAGAATTTCCTAAATTTGACGGGCATATTATATACATCACTCCAACTAAATCCACCATTAGAGTAATATAATAAATCAAATATTTCCGTATGAAGTATTACCGAATAGTTAGATGGAAGGGTAAAAAAAGTCAAGTCCGAATGGGACTTGGAGAGCCTCCTTCTCACCGGTAATAGGGCTTACATAATCAAATGTAAAATCAATATCAGGAGTGATATCTTTAATATGGTTTCTAAATACTCTTGAATCGGATGCTAAAAATTGATTATTAACAAATTTTGCAATTGTACCTAAATCTCTTTCACCATTAACTGATGTGATGATATATCTTAATCTTGTTGTGATTTCTGATGAATTATCTTTATTGATTTTAGAAAGTGCATTTAAGTCTGCATCAATTTTCTTTTCTATACCATGAGTTAACAATTGGAAAGTTAATTTTGTACCATTTTTTAAAGTGAATTCGTACTCATTGTTTCTATTCAATTTAGTAAAGTCAATTTCTTTTGTTTTTAATTGACTCATATCAATTGTATAATTAACAACATCTTCTGTAATAGGGTCCGTTATTTGAACATTATATTCTGGACCATATGATAAAACTCTACTAGCAATTAAGATAGCGTTTTTATCACCAATTAAAAGTTCATCAGCTTTAACACCATCTTCAATAACAACTGCTTCCAATAATTTATCTAAAAGAATTCCTTTTTTGATTAAATTGGGAGATGCAAGAATATCTTCTTCTTTTGCAGTCATCAACTTGATTGTAATTTCACCTTTTGCTAATGGATGTCCTTCCGAATAACCCAACCCTTGAGATGGAAGTGTAATAGTTTCGGTTGGGAAATCGTATGATTTTTTAGGTGTAGATGAAACGGATGGGTTGGTTTGTGTAGTTGTACCCAATCCTCTTGTAACTTGTTGTTCAATATTTTCGCTCATAATATAACTTTGTGTTTAATAATATATATACACTTTTTAAAAAAATAAAAGGGGATAACATTTCTGTCTCCCCTTTCATATCTGTATCTCTTTACTAAGATTAGTACTCTAAAATTGCGTAGTCGTATGCCAAAGTCAATTCAATTGATAATGGGTCGTTTGAAGCCCAATCCAATTCACCAAAGTTTGCTTGGGTGATGAATGCTCCTTTTAAAGTCCATTGTTCAATTTTATCACCTACTGGTCCTAATAAGTAGAAAGTAACATCTTTCTTATAGAAAGCTGCATAACCATCTCTACCCGTTAAAGATTCATGTGATGTTCTAATCCACTCCATAACTTGCTGTGCTCCTGATGGAACGATTGGGTCATAAAGAGTGATATTTACATCATCCCACGTTGATTTTCCTTTAATCTTTCTTTTAACGTTGATGTGGTCTAACTCAACTACTTCAGAAGTGAAAGTTGGTCTATTTGCGGTTTTGATAATGTATGATTCAATACCATTGATTTCCATAATGAATCTGTTACCTAATTTTGGTTCAAAATTCTTATAGAACATTTTATCAAACTCTAATATTTCTGGCATTTTACTTTATTTTTATATTGTTCTTTTATAAATATCTATTTTCTAAATTATCCGTTAAAACTTGCACCAGTTGGTAAGATGTTGAAATCAATTTGAATGAATTCAGCTGTCTTAGTTGGTTGTAAGAAAATAGAACCTTTCATAATGTTTCTATCAATTACATCCGGTGTGTTGTTTGAATCATCCATTACAACTCTGAAAGCGTATAAACCTTGTCTTTGTTGGATTGATTCTAAATAAGGATTAACGATGTTTAAGAATCTATTTCTAGTTTCAGAAGTATTTTGTTCAAATACTAAATATCTTGAAGTAGATGCGATATACTTTCTTACAGTTAATAATAATCTTCTTACGTTGATTCTATCTAATGCAGATGGTTTATCTTGTAATGTTTTTTGTCCGAATACTACGATTCCTTGACCAGGGAACTGAACGATTGGGTTAACCTTTCCTTCATATAATGTATCTTTTTCAGATTGAGTTAATCTATTCAATACACTAACCGCTCCTGTCAAACCACCTCTATTCAAACCTGCTGGTGCGAACCATTCTGCTGCTACTCTATCGTTTGCCGCAAATACTCCAGGTAATAATACTGATGGTGGAACTGTAATTAATTTGTTTGTGTTTACATCAATTGTTTTAATCCAAGGATAGTAGAACGCCGCGTAATTAGAATCAACTTCACCTGCTTTAGTTACGTTTGTAGCTAAAGAATCAAGTGAACTACCTGCATCTGCAATATAAAATGCGTCTGCTCTTTCTTCAACCATATCTAAGATATCTGTGAATACTGAATTGTGATAGTTTTTATTAATACCCGGTGCTATAACCATATTGATATCCCACTCATCTGCATTTGATAATGCTGAAACGTGTTTTGCGTATGCTACTGAACCACTTGCAGTTGAAGTAGAACAATCAAATCCTTGTTGGTTTCCTGCAGAAATATCAGAACCTTTGTAGATTGGAGTTGCTGGTGATTTACCATCAAATCCTTCTTGGAATGCTACAACGAATTGTGCTGCTGCAGAACCTACTGCCAATGAACCACCATTTGCCACATCTAATCCAAATACTGAATTTGAACCTACTGTTGCTCCTACTGGAATTGGTTTTAAATAAATTTTGTTATCATCTTTTGTTACTGCCGTATCTAAATCAATACCACCATATTGTGTTGCGGTTGCAGTTACAAATACCACAGAAGGAACATTAGCAACTTGCAATGTTGAACCACTTATTGGTAATTGATATGCTGCATGTCCGAATGGTACTGCTTGAATTGGTGCGTTTGAGTTTAAGTTTTGAATTCTAATATATTTTGAATTATTAACCCAATCGCCAGTTTCAGTTATTTTACCATCATTTGCAATTGATAATTTTCTATCACCAATTACTCTACTAATAAAGTTAGGAGAGTTAGGGTCTAAAGTTACGTTAGCAAATGTTTCTAATACGTTTCTTTTTTTGTTTGTATCGTTGAAATCTCTAACAACAACTGTAAATACAGCGTAGTCAGTTCCGTTTACAGAACCTGCTGCTTTAATATTTGTAATACCAATTTTTACTTTAGTATTTGCTGCATTACCTGCTCCGATTGTTTCAAAATTGAAAAGGTCGTGTCTTTCACCAGAAATCAATTGAGATTTGATTGTTGGAGTAGAAGCTTCTTGTGCAGAA